AGTCGTGCGCCCAATTGACCGGCCTGGGGTCTGTGGGTCGCCTGGCCAGAGAAATCCCGTGCTGCAGTTCGCATACCGCTTCAATCCTGCCGATGCGCGCGTCGGCGTCGCCGATCAACCGGTCGAGCCGGTGGCGTGTCTCTGATCGGTCCTCGGACATAGCCTTTTCGATTCGCGACACGTCGTCGTTGAAGGCATTCATCGCCTCGCAAATCTTATCCAGGCGCGTGCTCTGCGAGCGCAGGAAGTACGCGCCGGCGCCGAGGATGCCCGTCCAGATGTAGGGCCAGAAGGTTTTCAGCAGGTCGAGTTCGAATTGCGTCATGGTCAGGCGTCCGCCGTGATCCGGACAACGTTCGTGCCGTCGGCGAGCAGATGCGCGCGCTTGGTCTGTGCGACGACGACGCCGGAACCGCCGGAGGTTTTGAATGTGGTCGTGAATGCCCCGGTGTTGGAGCAGAACACAATCCCTTCCCAGTCGTTCGGCACGATGACGTTGCGGTTGCCCGTCAGCACTCCCGTCGTTGTCAGGTATCGGCAGGCGGCTTGTGCTTGCGTCAGGGTCACGTCAGACGCTGTTACGGCGACGCTTGCTTTGCTGGTCATGTGCGCGGGCTGCACCCAGGCGCGGTTGTCGGTGTAGCTGGTGACCGTCGACGCGCCGGTGACTACCGTGTAGAGCGGGATGGAGCCGGCGGTGAATCCTGTCGTGTTTTTGCTGACGACTCCGGCGCGCGTCGCCTCAACGTAGTTGGTCGCGCTCGCCGAGAGCGCCAGCGCGGCGGAGTTGTTGGCGATCGTCGTCAGCACGCCGTCGACGACCATCGCCCCGCCGTAGTAAAACCAATTTAGGCCGGAGCAAAGCGAGGCGCGGCGGCCGAACAACGTCGATGGGCTGCCGGCGTCGGACAACGCATTCGCCGTTACCTCCTTTGATGCCTGCGATTGCGCGATCAGGTCGAGATTGCTCGTGCTGCTGCTCATGGATTACCTCGTAATGTCCGCCGTGAGAGGGTATCCGCGGCCGACGACGGCGGATAGCTGGTAGATTTTCAGGTACAGCGTCGATTGGGGCGCGCCGAAGTCGGTCACCTGGTTGGCGCTCGAATACGCGCAGGCCGGCGTGCTGGCGGTGATGGTGCGCTTGACCACTGTGTATGTGCCGTCGGCGTAGACGTCGACTTCGTAGGCTTCGGACGACTCGCCAAGATCGGCGTCGACGTAGTCTCGCCACTCCCCTCCGGTGCGCGTGCGGCGCAGCCAGGACAGCGACCAGTCGTTGGCCGCGTCGCGGTTGCCGTTGAGATAGACGGGCGACAGCGGCTTAAGATTGACGCCGCGATAGGTAAAGCTACGGTCGGTGTCGGTGCTGATGTCGCGATCGACGGTAATGCCGCGATACGGATAGGCCAGGCCGATCACCGACGAGTCGGCCTCGATCAGCGCGACGTCGGTGGTATCGAGCAGTACAAGCGAGTCGCCTGCCGCGTGCAGGCCCATGGCCCACTCAGTGCCAAAGCGCCCGCGCATCAGATCGCGCAGGACGTAGCTTGTGCCGCTGATCAGCGTGCAGGTCTGCGCGGCGATGATTTCCCATCGGCCGTCTGCGCCGTAGGCAAAGTGATTGGCGCCGGAGAACAACGCGAGTTGCGTCACGCTGAACAGGTCGCCTTGCGTCATCGTGACCGAGAGCGTGCTGGCGTTGTCGATCAGACGGGAATCGACGACGCCGATGCTGTTGGTACAGGTGCCGATCGCCGACCCGGGCCGCTCGAAGTCCTGCAGCGTGTCCCACGTGCCGCCGCTGTCGCGCGAGCGCATGAGAACGCCACCTCGCCAGCCGTCGTAGACGCCGGTCATGGCGGCCAGGAACGACGGCCCGGACTGCGCCGAGGTGAGCATCGGCACATCGAGGAGCACGTAAACCGACGGGCCGACGCGGACGACTGTCGACGTCCCAGTGACCGCTGACGGCTCGCCGAGGGCGGCGGGCGTGTAGACGGCCGCACTGGCGTACTTGGCGGTGCATTCGACGCGCCCGTCGCTTGTGTTGCTGACGCCGGTCAGGCGCAGGCTGACGTTGCCCTCGGGCGTGGTCAGCGTGACGACGTCTCCGGGCTCCAGTTGGTTGTATGTCGGAGGCAGCGAGAAGGCGACGTCGTGCCGCTCGAGCCAATAGACGTACAGCAGCACCTCGGCGACGCCGGCGGCCTCGGCGGAGGTCATCACGATCGGCAGATCGAGCACCAGGGCATTGACGGCCGAAGTGTTCAGGCGCTCGGCGTATTGCGAGCCGGCGTCGTACTCGCGGGCGTAGTCCAGGTGCTGCACAGTGACGCGGCGGGCGATCTGACTGTCCATCTCGCGACTGGTGGTGATCTGCACGCCTGGCGCCGCACCGCCGGCACGCGCGTCGAGATCGGCCGCTGGGATGGTGATGACGGATGCGCCACCGCGGGCGACGAACTGCACCTTGTAGCCATGCTGGCGGACATCAAACGGCCAAGCGGCTTGCAGCGGTTCGATCGCCGCACGCAGGGCGCCGATGCTGCCGATACGGTAGCCGCGCACGGTGGTCGCACTCATGGCGGTTACGTCAATATCCGGCGCAGACAGCAGCCCCGATGCCACGCACTCACTCAGCAGGATGCTATCAAGAGTCGGATCAACAATCGACAGCAGATTCATCCGAATATAAACGCACTGCCCGAGAGACGAATCGACCATGGATATTCCGATGCCGTCGAAGCATGCCCCGTGCCATGCCTTGGTGATTGCCAGAGCATGCGAAGTCCATGCAACGCCGTCTGCTGATGTCCAGAATTCGTTGTCAATCGCCCCTGCCACGAACACCCCATTGGCCGAAGTCAGCGTTTCTATTGATGTCGATATTCCTGTCGCGGCATATTCCGTCCAAGAGACGCCATCCGTTGATATAGCCACGTGACGGTCAGAGTTGCGAAACGCGCAAAATGTGGGGCCAACGGCGGCTATCCTATCGAAACCTGCACCTGGCATCGCTTGCTCTGTCCACGATATTCCATCGCTAGACCACACCACGACGCCCAGGGTCGCGCAGGTGGCCACCCATCGCGATCCATTCCAGGCGGCGAAGGCAAAATTATTGATTCTGGGGTGCGTCCGAGGAGTCCAGGAAATCCCGTTCGTCGAGGTCAGGAAGTCTTGCCAGTAGGTTGTCGCCAGGAACATTGACCCGTTCCAAGCAATCGACTGTATTGAATACGTTGGTCCGCCAAGCCATCGAGCCGTCCATGTGATTCCATCTGGCGACGTGTAGATGTAGTTGTGGTCGTTCGACATCCCGATCACGAACAAGCCATCACCGAAAGCGTTTCCACGCCATGTCCCAGACACCGGCAGCGCGTGCTCTGTCCAGACCAGCCCATCGGGCGATGTCGCGCAAATTGCCGTCCCGCCGGCGAGCGAGAGAAAAGCCGAACCGCTCCACGATGTTGGGCTCTGATAGCTCCAGTTGCGCGTGTTGGTAAATGATCCATAGCTGGCGACGTAATTGCCGAAACTGCCGTTTTTCACAACCTCGACGCGCACTTGCGCGCCCATCAGGCTGTTGCTGTAGCGGGCCAGGGCGAAGTCATAGAAGACGATGTAGGCCAGCCCGCGCCACGCCGGAGCGTTGTCGACGCCGACGTCGGCCTGAATGCGGGGATCCGGCGCCTGCGTGTTGGTGCCGAGGTAGAGCGCGAATCCTTCCGCCGAGGCGTTGCTCGCGGCGATGGTGTCGGGGTCTGTGCTGCCGGCGTCGTAGATCAGATCGGGGCCGACCCAGATGCGGCGAACACCGACGACCGGGCCTTCGCACAGGCCGACAGCGAAGGTTGCTGAATAGGTGAATGTCTTGGTGGTGGTCTTCGAGCCTCCGCCCTTGCCGCCTGATTTCTTTTTCGTTACCACCTCGGTAAGCGCATTGCCCTGCAGCCAGATGACGTTCCCGTTGACGGTGACGGTGCCGTAGACGCGCGGGATGACGGCCCCGTATGTGCTCGTCTGGACAGTCAGGTCGTTGAGGCGCGGGCCGGTGACGGTCGGGCCTTTGGGCGGGTCGAGATAGCCGCCCGCCATGATGCCGATCTGGGCACCGTAGAGCGCGCCAGTCGGGCCGCCGCCAAGTAAAAAGCCAGCGACAGCGCCGACGACACCGCCGACTACTTGACCGCCGGTGCTCATGCGAACATCTCCGTTTGTCTTGGCATCGCAGGAGCGGCGACAACAGGCGCGAACAGCGCTTGCTGTGCGTGCGCATTTTGCAGGCGCCGTACCGCCGCATCAAAGTGCTCAGCGTCGCACTCAATGCCGATATACCGCATGCCGGCGCGCAGTGCCGCAACGCCGACAGGGGAATGGCCCATGAATGGGTCCAGGACCAAGTCGCCCGGCTTGCCGTGCAGCGCAAGGAAGTGGTCGAACAATTCGACGGGCTTGGGCGTTGGGTGGTCGTCGATCTGCGGGATGATCTTGGACAGGCGCACGACGTTGGCGGTGACGGCGTCCTTGCGGTCGGTTTCCCATTTCAGCATTCCGCCTCGGCGGTGCGCAATCATGACCATCTCGTAGTTGCGTCGGTAGCGCCAGCCAATTCCGATCCCGCCTTTATCCCACACCACGGCGCGAA